GTATTGAAAAGGATATTGATATTTATAACGTTGCTAAAAAAAGGGTGGAAAAAAAATATATTATTACAGGCAAATAAGCCTAAAACTTTGTTTGAAGCACAGACGTAGCAATATTGTGTACAACACAAGAATAAAAACCGTGCATTACAGCATGGTTTCTTATTTAATGTTATTAATAAAAACTCTTAGTTCCTTGCAAATCAACTGAGTATAACTCAACCTCACTTCCTGTAACGCTATTTGTCATAGCAACTTTAGCCCAATACCCTCTAATTGTATCACCATCAATAGCACTATTCCTTAGTGCGTAGATATAATCCCCCGCAGAAAGACCACTTGACGTTGATAGAACAATCGTATTGTCAGCACCTATACTCACAACGCTACCTATTTCAGTGGTAGCTAGGTAAATCTTATCCCCCACAAAAAGACCACTTCCCGCAGCAAAAAAACCATTTACGGTTATGGTGTTTGTTGCAATAGTAGAAATATCACCAATCCCAATTACATTACTATCGGTTGTTCCCGTTTCACTAAAAGGAAGTTGAGCATAAAACCTCCCTTCCTTATTCTCAAAGTCAGTACTGAGTAAATCACAACCATTTAGGTTTGTAGTAATATCCAAATCCCAAGCCGCGTTCCCTTCAATCATTGCCGCCCTATACGTCTTAACTGTAAATGGCTCGGGGTTCAATATTGGTGTTACTTTTGCAGGGTAATCCACCCCGTAAAACTTGCCGTAATTACTACCGCTATTGTGCAACCACATATTACCCCTCTCAAAAGAAAAGAATAGGCTGTTAATGCAAGCATACTGCTCAGGGTCAAAAGAATAAAAAGTACTCCACCTGTTCGCAGGTTCGTAGTATGCCAATGTAAAGCCTTGTTGAATAACCTCAGCACCGCTTGTAATTATAGGGTAGTCTGCGTTGTTAATCGGTACACTTAAAATTCCTGATCCTAAATCTAAAGTACCTAGAGTAAGTTTATCCTCTGTGGTTGTGTTTAGTGCTACGTAAGCAGGGGTTGTGTTTCCATTCTCAAAGTTTATGAGGTCATCATTGCTAATAGCAACATTACCTGTTTCTGATATTTCGGTTGTGTTGTAAAAATTACCATCACCCCAAGCATCCCAATTCTCTTCAATATCCTCCCAATTCCTTAGTTCGCTGCTAAAAGTTAATTCAATCGGAGCGTCTTCTAAAACAGGTGTAACGTTTATTTGTAAAAAGTCGCCTGAGAATACGGCTTGTTGTATAGCACCACCCACCATACCAACATCGTCAACCAATATGTCGGTGGACGATAGCGTAGGAAAAGTTACAATAGTTTCATCATTTTCTTTATCGTACCCGCTTATGATATTAATGTTAGCGTAGTTGCGTAAATAGTCCTTAGATTTACCATATAGATAGTTACGAACGTTGTAATTACTTATAGGTGTAATACCATCATTAGATAATCTTAGGTACTTACCGCGCTTAACGTCCATCCAATACCACACCCCGTGATTACCAACTATACTCTCAGGTTGCTGACTACATCCATAATCACCACCGTAAGGTATTTGGTCGCCAATCGGGTCGTTTGATACTACCACCGTACCATCTCCTTGAGAGTTTTCTAATAGGCTACGGCTAATTAATAGCTTAGTTGTTTTATCTTCTTGCCAGACTATGAAGCCTTGGTTGTGCTGCTCAATTCGTTGCACACCACCCCAACTTAAATCTAACTGCTTAAAGGTTCTATTGGTAGGGTTAAAGCTAGATAGGCCGTTAAACTTAACGTCAGGGAAAAAGCCCTCACTAGCTGTTATATCGGTTTTGCGAATTATCTCTTTAGCTTCGGGTAGGTAAAAATGACTTCTCCCTCTATCCCAACTATTCCCTGATTTTATAAAATCATTAACATAATAATCCTCAACCTGCGCTAGGCTAATTCTAAAGCTTATTACATTATCCCCCCTAAAAAAAAATCTAGGTTTTATCCAACTATCACCACCTTCTAGCAGTGTAGCCGCACCCTCACTAGCTAATTTCACAAACCCTATGCTACCAAAGCTAGATAAATCTTCGTCTAAGTACAACCTAGTTCCTGCGCTTTCCAACTCAACTCTAGTTACATTCGCTGTGAATAAAACTACACTAGAGTCATTCTTAATAATAACGCTATCCCCAACAATAATTTTATTGTTAAACTCAAAGGCTACAACGTACTGGTTTAAAATGCTTTTATCCGTAACAACATACTCCAAACTTTCGTTTTGGTTGCGAATAGAACCCTCATGGTATCTAGTTGACAAACCCGCGTTAGCAATTGGATAGGTGTGTCCAAACTCATAGTAAGGTCTTTCGTCTACTTGCGGCTTAGGGCGGTATATTTGAAAATAAGCACCCTCAGCATCAGCTTGATTAAACCAATAACCCGTAGAAAGGTTAGTACCACCAGCAGTATCCCAATTAGCTAGTTTCGGGTCTTGCAGTATAAGCATAACCCCTGACTTTTGCTCCTTTACCTCAGCACTATCGCTAGAACCGATTAAAGGGTTTTCTGCGCCAACACCTAACACCTCTAGTCCCACTACCTTAAAGTCTAAGTTTCCGCTAGGTTTTAAACGTTTTTCCTCATCGGGGTCGTAGTAACTTTTAATAAGAACCCTATCGCCCTCTGCGAAGTTATAATCTATAAGAGCGTTGGTGGTTTCTTTAAATGAATAGTCATCACCTTTAAAGTTTCTAAGGGAGATGTATAGGCGGTCAAAACTGTTTGTGCCTTGCCCATCTTTTTTAAATGCTCCCGCACAGGTGTAATCTAGGTAATCACTAAAACCGCTATTACCTGCATATACAATAGAGTAGTGCGTAGCCCAAGAAGGCGGTTGGTTTTTTAGGATAAACCCTATATTAGCACCTCCATCTAATTCTTGAAAAGATGTGTCTCTTTCGGTGTACCACTTTACATAAGGCTCTGTAATAATTTTATTGACAGAAGATTGTCTATTTCCTCTATCGAAGTAAGTAACACCAAGAGGGTGCGCTGAGTTAGCTTTAAATGTCTTTTCTGCCTTACCGCTATTTACAACGTATGAGTTTGTAAAAACAGCTACGGTATTTATTTTACCAAACCCCTCTTTTAGGGCTTGCCTTAGTATTATTTTACTACCTGATTTAGTAGCAGTACCTCTTTTGTAGGGGTTTAAATCTACGTTAGCAATAGCTTGTGTAAAAAAGTCTAATACGTCCTGCAAGTCATCGCTACCCGTTGCCGTGTAGAATAAAGACACACCCCCCAAATTAGGGGTGTGAACATTATTATCACGTGTTACTGTTATTATATGATAACTAATTATAAAAGTAAGGCCTTCTTCAATAGTTGGTACGCTAGAAAAATCTAGTTCGTAGTCGTAAAATTTTTTGTTGTTGTATATGCGAATATTAGCCACAGGTATGATAACCCTAGCACTATAATTAGCACCTTTTTTATAAGCGATACCCGTTTGAACGCTAAGTTCGGTGGCATTAAAATCCTCTAAGTAGTTAGCGTAGTGTAATTTATTTTCCTTAAACCCCTGTGCTTTTGCGCGTCTAGGAACGGCATCGTAATTCTTTAAAGTATCCTCAAGTCCCGCTACAATATTAACGGTATCATTGTAAAACTCAAAGGCATTTATACCTTGGTCATTTCTAAAGTCAAACCAAGTAAACTCATCACCACCATTCCCCTCTCTAAAAGTTAGCTCTACTTTATCTACGTTATTACTTGTAGCGGGTGATATAAAAACCCTAATTAAATTATCTTCTAAAGAGTTCCCTATAACGGTTGAAGTATTGTTTAGCTTTTGTTGGTTGCTAACGGCAATGTCGCTCCACGGAGAGTAGGCGCTACGTTCACTATCGTCATATATGTAGCGGTATCTAAATTGAAAAACACCGTCATTAATTTTGTTTATCTTTTTTTCAGTGTCGGTTATGAAACTAAAGGTAGGTGGGTATAAGGGTGGGTGCTTAATAGCATCATAATACTTTGCTTTTTGCGCGTCCGTGCCAGAAGAAAATTCTTGAGCATAGCCGTTAACATAGTCGCCCTCTTGATGTAGCTTTGCGCGTTTAACATTAAGCTTGCGCGGTGTTATGTTATCCGTCCAATATAAAAGAACACCGTTATTATTGATAGAGTTTATTGCATTTACACCCGTAATGTAGGTTGTACTTTGAAAACTTAGAAAGCTGTCTTGCGCTATTAAAGAAGTAATTTTACTTATAGAACTGTATTGATAAATAGAGTGATTACCGTTTGAGTTCCAAATAAAGAAGTAAACTGAATTAACCTCCTCTAAACTTTTAGCCCCTATGCATTTATTTGTACCCGATGGTAAAGAATTACCCACAGCGGTAGTACCTAGTATATTCTTAACAGGAGCGTTCACCCCGTTACCCGAAGTAAACCTCCTAATATTTAAAGCATCAGCGTAATCTCCTGATTTAATTAGGCGTTCATCGTTATCTAGGTCTAAGAAGCCTAAAGTAAAACCCTGCATTTTAGGCATAGATTATTTTTGGTTTTTACGTCTTGTGTTAAATGCTTTGTACTTTCCTTTTACAAACTTCTGTAATTGTTTAGCATCGCCATTTGCTAATTTTTCCATAGCTTTACTATCCTTTTCGTTGAATACGGTTTCACTACCCGTTAATTCAGCCTCTACCTTACCTGACTTGCCGTCCACTAAAAACTTAGGGTTCTTACGGTGAGAGAATTGACCTTTGGTACGCATGATGCCGCCATTTTCAAAATCAAAGTTTAAGCCCTTTGGGTCGGTTGGGATTATTTCCTGAACCTCTCTTTTATTCAAAGTCTTTTCATCGGCATTACTAACACCCATCGCACCCCTAACAGCTTGACCCGCACCCGTAAATATGTTTTGCTCACCTGCTTCTAAAGAACCTCTAGCCGCATTTAAGTCATTCAAGTAGTTACGTAGTCTTAACTGCGTTGTACGCTCCTCAGCACGCGCTAAATTAGTCATAGCTTTGTTTCTAGCTTGACCATACTCACCTGCACGTTGCATTTCACCAACACGCTCATTTTCTAATACACTAGCTACATTACCCAAACCGCGACCACCACCTTTACCTAAAGCGTCAATAGACTGAGATGTGCGTCTTTGCGCCCCTATCTCCTGCATATTAACATAATCCTCAGCGATAGGCTCTAAAGCTAGTTTACGTAATGCGGGTGGAACCTCAATAGAAGGTTGGTTTTTTTGCAGTTCTTTTATGGCGCGTCTAGCCTCCTTAGCTTGTTTCATGCCATAGATAGCTTGCCCAACACCCATAACGCCTTGCGCCACACCAGCTGATATGCCTTTTATAGCACCAGCTGCTGCTATTATGCCGCCAATAGCATAACTAGGTACGCCTTTATTTTTACGAACCGACCCCATTACTTTTTCATTTTTTTCATGCCTTTAGGTTTTTTGGTATCACTTTCTAGTTTACCACCCTTGGCATAAGACATCTTACCTCCTTTTCCGTAAGACATTTTACTTCCTGCACTTTTTCTATTAGCTTTCATGTTGTAGTTTTTAAAGTTTTTGTTATGCTCCGCAGCTATCGCAATCCTCTTGGTTTTCAATGTTGCATACAGGCTGCTCACCTTCTTCCAGTTCTTTTATCCATTGCTCAAACTTATCTTCGCTCATCATTTTTTTAGTTTGTTTGTAATATATCTTCCACTGTGTTTTTCTCTTCTTCGGTAAAGTCAATAGACTTCGGATTGTCTGATTTCTGCTCCTTCATTATAAGGCTTTGCGCGGTTTTCTCCTCCCTCATTCTACTATCTTTCTTACCCTCTAGGTATTGTTGATTAGACACTTTAGCTTGCGCCTGTATCTTTTCTTCCTCCATGTCATACTTTCCTCTCACAACTTCCTCTTGTACACGCCCTGCGCTTTCTGCTGCTATCTGAGCCATTTTACGCATATGCTGTGCTGCTTCAAACTGCTCCTTAGCTGTGTACTCAACTTGTATCAACTGTGCCTGACCTTGCATTTTAATTTGCTCGGCCTCTTGATTAGCTTGTGCTTGTGCTTGAATATTTTGTAATCTTTCTTGTTGAAGTCTATCAGTGTTTCGCTTAACCTTCATGGCTAGGTATCTACCCATGTCTTTAAAGTTACGCATCTGATTGATTTTATACTTATCAGAAATATCAATTTGCCCTGCTTGTAATGCAATCTGCATATCACGGGCCAACTCCATTTTTTCGTCTTGGTTTAAATCTATTTCAATCATTATACCGTATAAATGCAACGGTATCTGCTTCATCATCTTAATAGTGTCTATATCATCACGACCAATAGCCTCTTCATATACTTTACGTAGGGGTGGTGAGTATTCAATAATGTCTTGAATACGTACAATCAAATCATCAGCTACATCTTCCACTAAACCAAATGCGGCTAAGTCAATATGTTTTGTAGCGTTATTAGAACCCGCCATAGCTATTTCAGCAACACCAACCGATTGTTCAGGTGATGGAGCAGAACCGTCTCTAAACTCATTTAAGCCTGTTACATCTCTAAGCTGCTGCAAGGCATGATTGTACGCCAATACCTGCTCGTTAATAAGCCCTGTGTAGTTTACAGCTAAATCTCTAATAGGTTGTTGGTTTGATGGAGTGCCGTCTAAGTCTTGACCTCGGTATATTAAGTTACCCGTTTGGTCTAAAATATCTAGTAATTCTATTCCACTTAGCTTCCCGCCCGTGCCAATATCAACATTATCCATAGCGGTAATATCAATAGCAACTCCTGGTGGTCTTTGCTTTTGTTGTATTTGCTGTATTTTCAACCAAGAACGCATCATTTGGTCGCTAAAAGGCATCATGCGCTGTAAGTACCCCGTGTATTCGTTGTCTCTTAAATTTAAAGCACGGATTTTGAAGGAAAGTTCCGTTTGCTGCATGGAGTTTTTCTTGCGCTTTACGTTGGTTTTCTTTCCGTAATCAAATATAATGTCGCTATCTACAACCTTGTAGCCACCATATACACACTCATAAAAATCTGAGTACATGGTTCGCTTGTAAGTTGAGTTCTCAGGTGATTTGTAGTCATCAGCCTTACGAGTAAAGGTACTATTACCGTACCGTGTATTCTTTTTCTCAAACCTATCTTCATCAGATGTTTTAAACTCAAAATCTAATAACCTAACCTTAAATTTATCGTAAGGATATTGAGAACCCGAACCGTTATTATCAAACGCACCCTTGTACTTACTTTCGTAGTTATCTAAGCTGCCGTTTCCAAACCTATTAGCTACTTTTTTAGCTAACTTTTCTAATAGCTTTTCATCGCTTACATTAAACTGCTCTCTTATTTCAGAGATAGTTCGGTAAATTACCTCCCCCGCATAAACAATATCACTAAAGTTTTTGGTTCTTGCATAAGAGTGAACTAAATTGATTGGGTCTATGTATCTTATTACAGCGCCTCTATGTGGGTGCGTGTAAGACCTTGCAGCACCTATACCGTAAGTTATAAGGTCATCAACAAACTCTTCAAACACATCTCTCTTAAAGTTATTTACCGATAGGGTAAAATCAAGGGCTTGCTCTAAAGCTATTTCAACTGCCAACTTAAAGTTAGTGGACATTAAGAAGTCTAATTCTTCTTTATCTTGTGGAATGTTTTCCGCACCTAGCTTTGCTGCACCGTTTTCGTTACCGAACTCAGTCATTGTCTGCTTCAATATCATTTTAGCAGCAATCTTATTACGCTCCTTGTCTTTTTGTGATGCAGCGTTAGGGTCAATAGCATCAACCGCTACGCGGTAGAACCTATCAACAATAGCGTTTTTAACAATATCAACAAACTTCGGTATGATAGCAATAGGCTTGTAATCTAGGTTTATCCAAGATGTGTCGCCCGTGGGGTTTAAATACTTTTTATACTTATCTTCGCTTTGATTGCCATTACGATATGCCCTGTATTCTTGAAATTGCCAACGCTTTCCCTCGTAGCTTGTGTTGGAGCTGTTTTCCTTAAACCACTCTTCTTCAATAGAGTTCGCGTAGGCAACACCATACTCGTCCGTTTTCTTAATAGACGGCATAGCTAAGGTAGACGGGAAACCGTTAGATGTTTTTAAATCTTTTTCCTGCATTATTATTCAAACATAATACTGTGTTGTGCAAAGTTACGTAATGTTAAGGTATTGTTAAGTTTGGTGGTTGTGTTGCGGGTTGGTGGTTTTAGGGTTATATTCGCGGTAAACAAATATTTATGAAAGTAATTAAAATAAACACCCCTGACGGCCAATACACTCTACCATTGGTAAAAGTAGCAGAACATAGAGCAAATGTATATTATGATGGTAAATTAAAAAGCCAACTATGGAAAGAAGAAGTTTCTTTTGTAATGAATGATAATTACGAAGGTGTTGATTGGTTAGTTAATAACACTAACTACGAGGATTGGGAGGATGAAACAACAAAACTAAATAGTGATGTAAAAGTAACTATGGATGATTTTTGGTGCAGCACCGAAGATTTTGATATAGTTGATGTTTAATTGCTATACATCTAGCACAGTATGATAACCCACTCATTAACCCCGAATAAGCTTACAACGTGTGATAAGTCATTCAGTGGTGGTTAAACGCTGTAAATTGTCTAGTTTTTGCGATAATAAACTGGACAACGGTAAGTATAAGGTTAGTACGCTTACCACAAACATTAAATTTAAGTACTGACCATTAAGCGTATTAACTTTATACATTGTTATGCGTTGTTAAATTAAATACTATGGCTGTAAATTGGACACACAACACAAGAACAAGTGAAGAAATAATAAAGGGGTTGAAAGATAACGGAGTTAAGTTGACAGACCAAGATAAACAATTAATTATTGATAAAACATATACTGCAATTATTGAAGCAAGTAAATGGGAGAGTAATGGATGTGATTGTGGGCAAGTTAATTGTGGAACTTGTGGTTAATAACGGTTTGTATAAGATTAGTACGGGGATAAAAAGCGAAAACCATCCGTACTACTCGAAAATAATTTAAAGGTAATTCACTGAAATTAGGCACTAACACCCGTATTAATTTTATACTGTGTTATAAGCCGTTTTTTAACAGAAATAAATATGAAACCACAAGACATTTTAC